CAATTACAGATCTTTCAAATTATTCCAATTTAGATACCTCAGACCCAGGTTTTATTACTTCTAAAAGAATGGATAATGAAATCAATAATATTGTAGAAACCGAAGATTATTTAGATGATGAATTAGGGGCTCAAGGTTATAAACATGAAGATAAATTATCTTGGTTTATAGATCGTTATGTAGAATATTGTACAGAACATATCTTTGAAATTTTTAATAAAGAATACGATGCCCAAATCGCAGATGCTATCTTAGAATTATTTAGAAAAAGAGATGCGATTGATGTATTTAATAAAAAAGCTCTTTATATCTACATTCGCGAACAAGTAGATGTAAAAACCCCCAAAATTACTAAAATAGCTAACGTTTTATACGATATCTTTAAGGAAAAATATTTATACTATTTGGAACACGGGAAATTCCCATCCTAAAGGTTTTATTTAGATATATTTATAAATAAAACTATGGGACAGTTAGATTCAATAGTCTTTGGTAAGAAAAAATTTTCCGATATTTTAGAGGAAATTTATAACAACCAAAAGAAAAAGGAAGCACAAGTAACAGCTCTAATCTCAGAATTAAAACCTTTAATTAATGAAATTGGAGATGCTACCCTTATTGTTCCCTTGATTAAAGAATACATGGAAATTGGAGTTAAAAATGATGAGCAACTTATCAAAATGGCTACAATTGTTCAACGTGCTCTTCAATCAGGTCAAAATGAGGATGGTAGTTTTGGTATTTCTGAAGAAGAAAAAGCTCAATTACTTGAGGCAATGGAAGATTTACAAGGTAAAAAAGGTAAGGAAGAAAAATAATGGCTAAAAGATCCACAGGTCAAGCAAGTTCACCCTCACCCTCAGCAGCCCCTACTCAAGCAAGTATTTTTCCTGGGAGGGTATTATACACTATATTAGATGATAAAGAAGATTCTAATGCTTTTAATCAATATGGTGAATGGGGTGGTATTGGGTGTATTTTTTGGGCTTCGACTGTGAATACAAACTCTAACCCAACAGTTACCGATAAAAACTTTGCAAGACCTCTTTTCCCAAACCAAAAACATTACCCATTAAAAAATGAAGTTGTTTATTTAATTGGATTACCTAGTAATGCCTCTGAAAAAACACCAGGTACTATTCAATATTATTATTTCCATGCTATTAATTTTTGGAATAATAACCATCATAATGCCATCCCAGATCCTATTATTGGAGCTGGGAATATTCCTGAATCTCAACAAAGAGATTATATCCAAACCGAAGCAGGAGCTGTAAGAAGAGTAACAGACGGGGGGACTGAAATTGATTTAGGAACTACTTTTACTGAAAGGTTAACAGTTAAAACATTACTTCCTTATCAAGGAGATATAATTTACGAAGGTAGATGGGGGCAAGGTTTAAGATTTGGTTCAACTGTTAAAAATGCTAATATCCCCAATGAGTGGTCTAAAGATGGAGAAAATGGTGATCCTATTGTTATTTTAAGAAATAATCAATATGATGATGGTAAAGATCCTTGGGTACCACAAGTAGAAGATATTAACAAACAGGGTTCTTCTGTTTATTTAACTTCAACCCAAATAATTCCTTTAGAAGCATCTAGTACATCTTATAAATCTTATTCAACATCTCCCACAAACCCAAACCAATTTGCAGGAGAACAAATTATTTTAAATTCTGGTAGGTTAGTTTTTAATACTAAAGAAGATCACTTATTACTTTCTTCAGCTAAATCTATTAATTTAAATGCTGTAGATAGCGTTAATATTGATTCTCCCAAAACTATATTACAATCTAATAATGTTTATTTAGGAGATAAAAATGCAACAGAATCAGTAATTTTAGGAGATAAATTTTTAACAGATTTAAGTAAATTACTTACAAATATTATAGCATTAAGTACAGCACTTCAAACACCTGTAGGAACCCCAGCACCATTTGTTCCTAATGTTGCTATCCCGGGTCCTGCGGTTCAGGTGACTCAAACAGCAACCCAAATGTTAAATAAAATTCAAACTTACAAATCAAAAGTAAGTAAAACTAAATAATGGGATTAGAAAGATTAATTATAAGGAGTATTACTAAATCAGTAAAAAGTTCAATAAAGTTCCAAGGAACTGTAGATGATCTTATTTCTGATTTTCAAAAAGGGTGTCCTCCTAAGGAGAGATTAATTGCTATAATTAAAACAAAAAACCAAATTACTTCTGCCCTTCAAAATATTAATAAAACTTTAAATAATTTAAGTTCAACAGCAAGTACAATAGATAATATTATTTCTACTCTTTCATTAGTTGTAACAACTGTAAAAGCTATCCCTATACCAACATCTGTTCCTCCTGGGGTAGGTTTACCCTTAAATGTTATTACTATACTTTCTAACACATTAGATACTATTGGGGATGCCTTGAAAAAGAATAAAGGATTAGTAAAGGTAATTCCTGGTGCTTTAAGAAGTATAACTACATCTATTGATCCTGTATTAACTTCATTAAGAGCTTTAGATGGGTTAATTCAAGTTTGTATTACTGAAGCTGTTGAAGGGATGAATGAGGATGAGAAAAATGCTTTTATAGATGAATTAAATTTTTCTTTGACACAAACAGGAGATTTTTCTAATCCTGATTTGAATGCATTAAGTAATGATCTTTTATTAGAGAGATTAAGACCTAATTCTAATAATCCTTTAATTTACCAAAACTTTAAACTAGAAATCCAGTTTAATGATCAAAATGAATTTAGTTTTCCTTCAAGAAGAGTAAGAGGTACTAATCTAGTAAGATCTGATATTAAATTATTTAATACAGATGATGCTCAATATTCATACTCAGTATCTACCCAAATATTAGTAGAAGAAGCCAAATTTAGGATTGATAGTTATTTACAAAGATATCCTTCTTTAGCTAGAATTATTACATCTTCAGCACTTACAGGCTCAGTTCAAGATGTAAATGACCCTAACATTAATGGGGGTGTTGGTAGTGGAGGTGGTCTTATAGGTTCATCATCTTCAACATCAGGTACTCCACCACCACCAGATTACACACCATTTACTACAGCCGGTACTGTAGATGGAGAGGTTAGATTTCAAGGTGGTCAAGCTTGGCGTTGGTTAGGTGGTTCTCAAAAAAGATGGGTTCAACACACAGTATCTTATGCACCTTTTACTCGAAAAGGAGCATATAATGGAGAGGTAAACACAATAGCTACTACTAACACATTCCCTAGAACAGTTACCTATTATAAGTGGAATGAAACACTTTATAAGTGGGTATTTGATAGAACAGTTGTACAATAATGAAAAAAACAATTAATTTTAATATTTATAACAAAAATGAAATCTACAGAACTTAAAAAAATGATCAAAGATGCCGTAAAAGAGGCAATCCAAGAGGAATTGAAAGATATTCTTTTGGAAGCAGTTCGTGCTCCAAAAGGATCTGTAGCAGTTGTACAAGAATCAATCAAACCAGAAGCTCCTTATGTAGGTGTTTCAACCCAACCATCAATGACTGCTGAACAAAAACGTAACTTATACGAGCAAGCATTAGGTGAAACAACACTTTCATTCAATTCCTCACAAGCTCAATCATTTAGACCACAAGCAGGGTACGATGCCGCAAATGGTACTTTACCAGCAGGGGAAGTTGATATGAGTCAAATTATGGGGTTAATGACAAAATAATAAATGGCACAAATTATAGCAAATAAATATCCTATTGATACCGAAGCTAGAAAAGCTGTTGGGTTTGGATTACCTATAAATGGTGATGCTGTGTTTGTGCCTACTTATACAACTGCTGATCAAATTAAAGCTAATTTAGTAAATTGGTTATTAACTAATAAAGGCGAAAGAATATTAAATCCTGAATTTGGAGCAGATTTAAAATCTTTATTATTTGAACAAGTTGAGGTTGGGTTAGAGGAAAATTTAAAATTTACTATTCAAAATAGTATTAAAAATTATTTCCCAATGGTAAAAGTAAAAGAACTAGATTTTATAACAAACCCAGATGAAAATACTACTAATTTTATCTTAACCTATGAAATAGTTTTATTTGGAATTGAAGATACTGTTAATATATTATTACAATAATGGCTAATTTAAATAGAGATATAAGATATATTAATAGGGATTTTAATGATTTTAGAAGTGCTTTAATTGAGTATTCTAAAACCTATTTCCCTAATACTTATAATGACTTTACAGATACTTCTACAGGTATGCTGTTTATGGAAATGGCATCTTATGTAGGTGATGTTTTATCATTTTACTTAGATAACCAAATTCAAGAAACTTTTATTACAAAAGCTAGACAAACTGAAAACTTATTTAACTTAGCTTATATGTTAGGTTATACCCCTAAAGTCACTACAGCAGCTTCAGTTATGATTGATATCTACCAGCAATTACCCGCAAAGGTAAGTGGTAGTACTACAGTTCCAGATTTTGATTATTGTCTTAAATTACCTCAAAACACTACAATCTCCTCTAATTTAAACTCAGGTTTACAATTCTTAATTGAAGATGTAGTAGATTTCTCAGCATCAAGTTCATTAGATCCAACTGATATTTCTGTATATCAATTACAAGGAACTCAACCAACATATTATCTTTTAAAGAAACAAAGAAAAGCTATTTCAGCAACTATTAAATCTACTACATTTAATTTTAATGCTGCTACAAGGTTTGATACTAGAACTATTAATGATACTAATATTATAGGTATTTTAGACGTATTTGACAGTAATGGTAATGAATGGTATGAAGTACCTAACCTTGCCCAAGAAAATGTGTTCGATACAATTAAAAACACGAATGCTAACGATCCTAATTACTCATCAGATACAGAAGTTCCATACTTACTTCAATTAAAACAGGTACAAAGAAGATTTGCATCTCGTTTTGTAAACACCGGATCACTTCAACTTCAATTTGGTGCTGGTGGTACTTCAAGTAATACAGAAGAAATTATTCCTAACCCAGATAATGTAGGTTTAGGTTTACCATTTGAAAAGTCAAAACTTACAACAGCATTTTCTCCATTAAACTTTGTATTTACAGATACTTATGGAATTGCTCCTTCTAATACAACATTAACAGTTAGATATTTAACTGGAGGAGGAGTAGCTGCTAATGCTCCATCTAATTCTTTAACAGGAATTGATGATACTAATGTAGTATTTTTAAACCAAAATCTTACAAATACAACTTTAGCTAATACTATATTTAACTCATTAGCATCAAATAATCCATTAGCTGCTGATGGGGGTCAAGATGGAGATACTGTTGAAGAATTAAGACAAAATGCTGTTGGTAATTTCCAAAATCAATTACGTACTGTAACTAAACAAGATTATTTAATTAGAGCATTATCAATGCCTTCTAATTTAGGAGTTATAGCTAAAGCATATGCTGAACCTGTTAAAATAGCAGAATACCAACCCGGGGAATTGCCTGCAATTTTAGATTTATATATTTTATCTTACGATTCAACTAAAAAATTAAGAACAGCATCATCACTTTTGAAACGTAATCTAATGACTTATCTTTCTGAATACAGGATGATTAATGATTCTATTAAAATTAAAGATGCTTTTGTTATTAATATAGGAATTAATTTTGATATTATAGTTTTACCTAATTATAATAATAATGAAGTATTAACAAAATGTATTGATGCTTTAACAGATTATTTTAACATAGATAAGTGGCAGATTAATGAACCTATTATGTTAAAAGATTTATATATTCTTTTAGATAAAGTAGAAGGTGTTCAAACCGTTAAAAATGTATCTATTTCAAATTTAAATGAAACTGCTTTAGGGTATAGTGAATATGCCTATGATGTTGTTGGAGCTACTTTAAATGAAGTAGTTTACCCTTCACTTGATCCTATGATTTTTGAAGTTAAATACCCTAATACAGATATTAAAGGTAGAGTAGTACCACTATAATAAAAAGATATGGCAGTATATAAAATTTTCCCAACTCAAGATGCTACATTATATGAGCAATACCCTAGTAAAAATACTGGATTAGACCAGATTTTAGAGGTATCTTCTTATTATTATTTGGGAGATAGATACAATAGCAGATACCTAATTCAATTTTCTACAGATGAAATTCAAGACGTTATTGATAATAAAGTAACTGGAAGTTGGACATCTTACTTAAGAAATTTTAATGCTAATGTTTCAGGATTAGCTATTAATACTAATCTTCATTTTTTCACAGTATCTGGGAGTTGGGGTATGGGTACTGGAAGATATTCAGATTCACCTGATGTAGTTAATGGAACTAGTTGGGTTTGGAAAGATTATTCTGGCTCAGTAGCTTGGATTTCTGCTGGGGGTGATTATAATGCTTCTCCAGAATATTCACAATCATTTTCATATTCTAACCCAATAGATATTAATGTTAATGTATCTACCACAGTTGAAAGTTGGTATAGTGGGTCTGATAATGATGGATTTTTAGTAAAACTTTCAAGTAGTGTTGAAGATAGTACTAGTACTACTAATCAACCTATTTTTAAATATTTTTCAATTGACACTAACACTATTTATCCTCCTTGTTTAGAATTTAGATGGAATGATTCTATTTGGAATACCGGTTCTAATGCTGTATTAAGTACTCCTGAAGCATTTATTTCAATTTATAATAATGCAGGTGTTTATTATTCTGAAAGTGTTCCACGATTTAGATTAGCAGCTATCCCAAAATACCCAGATAGACAATTTATTACAGCTTCTTATTATACTGAAAACTATTATCTTCCTGAATCTCAATCATTATATGCTATTAAGGATAGTGCAACAAATGAATTTGTAGTTGATTTTGATTCTACTTATACTCGTATTAGTGCTGATGCTACCTCAAGTTATTTTGATGTGTATATGAATGGTTTAGAACCTGAAAGATACTACACAGTATTAGTTAAAACTGTAGTAGGTGGGGTTACTAAAGTATGGGACGAAAATATTATGTTTAAAGTTGAAAAAGGATAATTATGGCTGCGACAGATTTACAATCCCCAACCCCAATAGATCCTTCAAGCTTAAAAAATAAGGCTCAAATTACCCCTCAACCAACAACTACTCCTACTACTTCTAGTATGAAGTTAAGAGTAAACCCAACCGGAGAAGGAGCTAATGTAAGTTTAAGCAGGCAAGTATTTAATAAAGATGATTTTAATAAATCAGTAAAAACTGGATTTACTCAATTAGTATCTACACAAGATCCTAGTTTTTTTGATATTAACTTGGCTACAATAGAAGACTTTTTTACGTTATACGACAAGTTTTTTTACGAAATTCCTAAAGAGGGTGATACTAATTCTCACACTTTCTTAATTACTGAAAGTAGTGAATTTGTTAATTTTAACCCAAATCAAGAAGAGATTGAAGCTTTACTTGAAGAAATTACGGACTTAAGAGAAGAAAACTTAGAATTAAGACAGGAATTAGTTCAAACTATTCAATCAGTCCAAGATTTTAAAGATGGTGCTGAATAGTTTTTCTAATTTTTATACTAAAATATATTTATAAATAAATGGCGTCTGAAGTTACAGCATCTATAATCCCCGTTACCCCTAGCGATCTTTTTCCAAATGGATATGAGTTGGATGAATCTGTAGTTCCTAGTGAAGTCATAGATTCATATTTTGATCCTAATTTAAATAGAGTTGAATTTTGGATTTATGATCTTAGTTTAAATTTCTTAGAAGGTAGTTCTAATTTTGATGGGTGGTATATCTCAAATAAATCTTCTACTGGAGAAAATATATCTCTTGTAAATGAATTATCTTTAGATCCTGTAGCTAACTTATCAAGTTTTGGTTATTCAACAGGACAACTTTATACTGTATATAATTTCGTTAATAACGAATTAGCATCTTCTGAAGATAAACAATATTATATTTCGGAAATCTCCTCAGATAGAACTGAATTAAGATTAGAAACTAATTTTATTACTGGGGAAGAAATTGTAAAAGGATTCCAAGATCTTACTCAAAAATTAGATGATCCAAAATATTTTGATGAATTTTACCTTAATTTTGGTAATAATGATTTAATAATTGGTGTTAATATTTTACTTGACACTACAGGGCCTGAAGAATATTCTATTTTAGTAAAGCTTTACGAACCACTTCCTGAATCTTTTGGATTAAAAGATGAATTGTATGTAGTAACTAAAGTAGCTGAAACATCAACTTTCCAAGTGGTGTTTCCTAATAATGTTAATGTTTCTTCAAATTTAAAATATATTCAGGGGCCTAATGTTAATTTAGAAATTAAAGATTTTGTTAACAATTCAACAGAATTAAAATCAAAATCTGAATTATTAAGTACTACATCCTCAGGTTCTAAAGATAATTTACTTAATGTATTAAATCAAAAAGGTGTAAAAATCACACCTAACTATTCATACAATACATTTAATGAGTTTGTTAATTTTTCATCTGCAAAGAAAAGAATTGAAAACTTTGTTGAGAAATTAGAACAAATCCAAGCATATGAAGCTGATCTTGATGCTTTAGCAACTATTACAGGTTCAACTTCAGCATCATTCCAAGTATCTTCAAGTATTGCCTCAGCATATTCTAAAGTTGAAGATATTATTAAGAATTTTGATGGATATGAATATTACTTATACTATAATACTTCATCATTATCTTATCCTAAAACCGGTTCTTCATTCCCATATACTCCTCTTCCTACTACAGATGTAAGTGTTTCTGTATGGTTGGGTAGTGATATTGAAGGTTCTCAATATTATGGAGGTATTTTATTATCTGCCTCTTTATATGATAATAATAATCAAAACTGGCTATATTATACAATCCCAGAATTTATTAGGGATAATAGTGATAACAACCAATATATTGAGTTTTCAAATATGGTTGGTCAACACTTTGATGAAATTTGGCTTTACACTAAAGCTGTTTCTCAAAGAATAAACACTACTAGTGAACTTGAAAAAGGTATTCCTTTAAAGTTAGCTGAAGAGGCAGTCAAATCTTTAGGATATCAAGGGTTTGGAAATAATTACAATAACGAAGGAAATTATATAGGATTAACAGGTGAAAATAATGGTGTTTATGTTCCTCCAACTGGTAGTGAGTTAATTACTAATTATATTGCTGTTAATAATGGATCTATAGTTAATTACTGGGTACTTGATTATTCATATGCTGATTATGTTCAACAGCTTTTAGACCCAGGTTATCCTTATCCTATTGATTCTGTAAGTAAAGAAATTTTTAAACGTCTTTACCACAATATGTCTTACCTTGTTAAGAAAAAAGGTACGATTTCTGGTTTAAGACAACTTATCAATATTTGGGGTATTCCAAATACTATTCTTCGCATTAATGAATTTGGTGGTAAAAATAAAGATAATTCTGATGACTATGATTTATGGTACAACAGATATAGTTATGAATTCTCTCCAATTTCTACCCAACATATGCCTAGTGCTTCTGTTGTATTCCCTTGGATGCCTTTATATAGAAACTATATATCTTCAAGTGAAGAAATAGTACCTGATAGTATTCAATTTAGATTTAAAACAACAGGGTATCCATCATCATCATTCGGTGGGGAATTTTTTACTCAATCTTTATTAGTTAAAAAGTCTGATGGAGACGATACTTCAACAGATTTTGACTTTGGTATTGCTTTATTCTATACAGGATCTACCTCTGGTTCATATTCGGGTTCATATACTAATGAGTATAACGATTGGGGTCTAATGAGATTCTATATGTCTGGTTCAAGCGCAGACGGTGGTGTAGCTGTGTCTAACGACATCTATTTACCATTCTTTAATAAGGGGTGGTGGTCCGTAATGCTCCAAAGAAACCAGCATGTAAGTGCGAGTGATAACAATAATGCTACAACTTATACCTTATATGCTAAAAATAAAATCTATAATGGATTTGATGGTAATACTATAGGATTTGAAGGATCTGCTAGTATTACTTCAAATATCTCAGAATCTATAAATGATGCCTGGAACAAATATGGAACCGGGTCTGCTGATGGTGTTTATTTAGGTGGTTTTATTTCAGGTTCACAAGTAGGAGGAGTTACATTAAATGAATCAGGTAAAATTATCTCAGGTTCACTTCAAGAATTTAGATATTATGCTTATGCTATAAGTGAAAGTATATTTAATGATTTTGTAATGAACCCAGAATCTATTGAAGGTATTAACCTTACAGGTTCATTAAGTTCATTTGATATTGTAAACTTTAGAGCACCATTAGGAAATGAATTAGAAAGTTTATTTACTAGTTCATTAAGTTCTTCATATACTGAATCAATGACATCTATGCACCCTGCTATTACAGGTGCTGCTGCTATTTTAGTTACAGAATCATTCTACAACCCAGGTACTCAAGTATCATCAAGTAATTATGACATTATTTACTATGAAAATAGTACACTAAGAACATTTAGTAAAACTAATACTGAGGTATATTTCTTAGATCAACCTGCAGTTGGTTTACGTAATAGAATTTCTAATAAAATTCAAGTTGCTGATGGAAGTGATTACGGTACTATCCTTTCAAACCAAATTAGTATCCAACAAGACTACCAAATCAGTAGAAGTTATACAGAAGATATTAACAGTTTAGAAGTAGCATTCTCACCTCAAGATGAGGTAAATGATGATATTATTCAAACATTTGGTTTTGGTGTGGTAGCTGACAGTTTAGCTGATCCTAGATTCCTTTCAGAATCGGTTGATTACTATCCTCAATTAAGAAGAACAGCTGAATACTATTTCCAAAAATATACAAAAGGTAATGTTTATGATTATTTAAGATTAATCAAATATTATGATGATTCAATCTTTAAAGCAATTAAATCGTATGTTCCTGCTCGTACAAATGTTTCTACAGGTATTGTAATTAAACAACATTTACTTGAAAGAAATAGATACCCATTACCTACATTAAACGAAACTACTACAGTAGCTCGTTATGCTTCAGGTTCAGGAGCGAACATTACTTATAACAATCCAATCAACTATGAAAACCTTGAATTAACTTCAAGCATTTCAGTTGGCTCATTTAGTGGTGGTGCTGGAGGATCAGCAAATCAATATAATGTTCCTGCCGGATATTTTAGACTTCAAGATAATGATCCTTCTAGCCCATACACTTTAAACTCAGGTAGTGCCACTAGAATATTTACAAATCCTACCTATAGCTGGATTGACACTAGAGAAGACACTTTCCTAGATGTATCTTCTTCATTAATTGATTTGGGTAATGGGTTTACAAATACTGATGGTGAATTTACAAACTATACTACTAATGATTATACAGGAAATATATTATTTGCTGTTAGAAACTTAAATGCCGGTTCAGGTAGTGTCGTAGCTAATGTTGAAGTAGCTTTAAATGAAGTAGGTACTGGAGTAATTGCTACTCAAACTCGTTATTTACCTTTAGGTACTACTGTTGATTATGGGTTTAGAGATATAACTTTTAAATCTAAAAAAACATACTATTTCACCTTAACCTCAGATGCAAACACTGTAGTAAGAAGATTAACAGCTCAATTTGATAATAATGCTTCAACTAATTGGGGTGGTCAAGCATATCCTGATAGTAATGTTAATGTTACTGGATTAACTGAATTTACCAATCATAATGAATCTGAATTCTTTGATGGTGAATATAGTGGTAGTGAATTTGCAGCAACAACCCAATCATTATTTAATAATCCATTTACTAAACCTTCAACTACTGAAACTACATATAATTTCTTGGTAGGTGAATATGGTCCTATTTTAGATTATGGTAATACTAAAATTGATGTAAAGTTTTGGGATTCTGTTATTGATACTTTTGAAACAACAGTTCGTCCCTACAACCCAGGATCTGGTACAGGTTCAGCAATTTGGATAACCCAATCAGCTAATGGTGTTTCTACCCCTCAAAATTATTATGAAGTAGTAGCTATAGCTTTATTAGATAGTGATGGAGCTAACACTGTTATAGGAGGTGGGTGGTATGAGGTTGGGACTGAAGGAAATATTTACCCAAGTGAATCATATTATTGGGCTAACCAAGTTACTTGGGACAGTGCTCCAATGGTTCGTTTTGATATCAATGGTGCTATATCAGCAGGTAGTGTAGATACTGATACAGAATCATCAGGAATTCCACTTACAGATATTGTTCTTCAAGGTTTAAAAATTAAACAACAAGATGATTTAGCCGCCTCTTCAGGGTATGGTTATAGATTTTACTATACAGGAGATGGAGAATATCTTGATACCCCTGGTGATCAAGGTTCTTCAAGATGGATTCTTGGAACAGATCCTACGTTTGCATTATCTGAAGGAGCATATTCTTCATATTTAAAATATTTTAGTACAGCTGTACTTACTTTTGGAGGTAGTGGACTAGGAGCTACTAGTTCTTTAGGGTATGCTATTAAAAATAGTGCTTCTGTTAGTGAAGGTATTGTTTATTATGCTCCTGCTAATTATTACCATACAGGTAGCGAATTAAACAGATGGAAACCTTTTGGGTTATGTTTAAATGCTGTTGATGTTAATAATAACGACAATACTTCTACTTTAAATTATAGTGGCTCACAAATTGAATTTGCACTTTCTGCTTCTGGAACTTCTTTTGTAGATGGTACTGGGTTAAATAGCTTTATTATAAACTCAGACTATATCCCAGTTTTATCAAAAACCTACAGCTCAACTAATAACTCTTTCTTATACAAGTATAATTTACTTAACACTAGTAGGAATAATTCTAGAGTTGGTGATGAAACTTCATTAGTAAGTTTTGATCCTTATATTTCTTCTTTAGGAGTTAATTTTGAAAATTCGGTTTATTATGCTACTCCTAATAACTACAACGAAAATAGAAACAATTCATTTATATACGATGTAGATTATTCTACAAATGCTACTACAGCTACTAACCGTATAGCAGTTATCTCAGGTTCAGCCACTCCAGCTGAAGTACCTGATAGTAATTACACTATGCGCAGAATTATTAATCCTAGATATGATGGGTGTGAGGTAGCAAGTGCTGATTATAACTTCTATACCCCTTCTACTTCAAGTGTAAATTTCCTTTCGGGGGGATCTGGAAGTTGGGGTGGTGATACCACTGGTGGTAAATTTGGTAAAGTTGCAGCTGTTGACAAACATCCTATTTATTTTGCCCATTTTAAAAATTCAAAAGAAAATTACGAACTTTGGGATTCTTATACTTTTAGATTAGATGCCTTAATTCAAGTACCTTCTAATGATATCTCAGGAACTAATATTGTTCCTAAAGTATATAAATTAGATGGTTCAAATGAAAGATTAGATGAAGTATCTTCTATATTTGAAAAAGGGAGAAATGCTATTGTAGCATATGATAAAAATATTTTTAATGGTATTGACTACTCATCTTTAACAGTAGGATCTTCTGAAATTTTACAAGGTGGTCTTGAATATAATGCTGTACTTACCAACGAAATTTCTGAGGTTGAATTTAAAGATACTTGTTCATTTATTTCCTCTAGTTGGGGTGAAATGAGGTATGGTACTAGCTACACAACTTCCCCATATGTTAACTTACAACTCCTCTCGGGTGGTAATGAGGGTAGAGATTATTTCTTAGAAACAGGAAGTGGTCATTTCCTTCTTCAAGGTGGTGGTTTATTAATTAGTTCTTCTTACGAACCAACTTCCGGGATAAGAGTTCAACAAAGAGGTCCTGGGTTAGGTTTAGTTCACACCCTGAATATAGCTATTTCTAATTCACTTCAATTAGTAGCAAACACAGGTTCTACTGCTGTCGGAAGATTAGGGATGCCTAGATCTGGATCATTACCTTATAAAAAATTAAATCCAAATCTTCCAAGTAATTATATTAGGTTTGCTCCAATCTCAGCTTCAGGTGTAGATACTTACGAAGATTTTGATTTACCATTTATTATTAAAAAAGGTGATGAAATTAGAGTTACATGGAATCAAACCACAGCTACAAGAGCATTATTTGAAACTCAAGATTTTATAGTAACTGATGTCCGTACCTCAGCATCAGCATTATCCGCAGCATATGGTGATGATTATAATATTTCAACTTATAATCCAATCTACAATCATGATGTTTTTCATAGTTCTATTTGGAATACTATTAATGTAACACCTGACCCTTCAACATTTAATATTCCTGCTGGGGAAGTATTTAATTTTACTATTAGAAGAAGAGTAAATGCTGATGATAGAGCAGTGATTTTCCAATCACCTCCATCTGGTTCTTTAGGAATTAAAACCCCTTCAGGACAAGGATATTTAATACCCAATGATTTATCAGCGGTACAAAAACGAAATGTTCAAACAATCATTACTCAACTTAAATCTAGAAATCTATTTTTAGATACATTAGATGTTGAACAAACGTCCTCAACTTAACAACTAAATTTGGATAGAAACTAAAAAAACGTATATTTATAAATAAAATAATCTAACAATGGGATATTTAAATAACCAAGTAGTAACAATTGATGCCATCCTTACTAAAAAGGGAAGAGAATTACTCTCGAAAGGTGATGGTTCTTTCAAGATTACTCAATTTGCTCTAAGTGATGATGAAATCGATTATACCTTGTATAATCCAAATCACCCCTCAGGTTCTGCTTACTATGGTGAGGCGATTGAAAACATGCCTTTAATGGAAGCTTTTCCTGATGAAACCCAAATCATGAAATATAAATTAGCTACATTACCTCGTGGTACAGCTAAAATGCCTGTTTTAGATGTTGGTAGAAGCAGTGTTATTTTAAAACAAAATGCTCCTTCAAATATTACACCATCAACATTAAATTACTTGGGTAATAACCAAACAACCGAAAGTTCAGGTTATACCTTTACAATTTCTGATATTAGATTATTCTCAACATTTGAAGGAACTGGAATTGATACTAAAGCTTCTCAAGCATTAAACTCAACTTCAACTAATGGTACCAATGTATCTAAAACAGTAATTGGAACTACATTGAATATGAGAGCAACAGGTGTTAATACATTATTTGGTAGTCAAACTACTTTATATGCTACATTAACAATTGTTGGTAGAGACAGTGGTGCAAGATTGCAAATCCCAGTAGAGATTAGAAAAACAAATACAACAACTGCATAAGCTATATAACACTATAAGATATGGGATTTTCATTATTACAACCTGAAGATTTAGTACTAAGTAACGATTCTGTTACCGCTGCTATATGGAGCAATAATACTCCAACACTAACTTCTTTTTATACTTCATCAACTCAAGTAGTTAGCAGCACCTCAGAATTTTTCTTTTCAGTTTACCAAACTGCATCTACTGATTCAACAGCTGCTGTACAATTTAACATTGCATATTGTGATGCTGATGGTAGTGGTAGTACATTTTACAATGCTTTAGTAACAGGTTCAACACCTACTAAATCAAACTATGGTCAATATCGTACTTTGATTTTAGGAGATGAAAACGCAAGCTTCATCTTTGGTAACTATTCTGCATCTTATTTTTATGCTATCAACGTAGAAAGAGCAAGATATAAAGAAAAATTATTCCCTGGTACAATGACTCTCCATCTTTCAGGTTCAGGAGGTATTGTTAAATTAACAGATGATAGTGTTGTTGCTTCTTCAGTAACCTATACTGATGCCGGTAGAAAATATAACCTAGTTTCAGGCTCAGCTGGAACAGTTTACACAGGTTCAAATGCTAATGGTTGGGCTGATTCAGGTTCATATGGTTGGGTGTTACCTGATATTGGAGTAATTTTATTAAATGGTGAAGCTTTAAGTGGATCTATGTCTGTAGGTGGTATTTCACTTCCAACAACACGTTCATTTGATTCAGGATCATTTAACCAAGCTAAAATTGTAAACTCTTTAAATATTGCTGGAGCTGCCGGATCCGGATTTACTCTAAACTCAGAAGAAACACTTTCATCTGATTTTATTTTCGTTAGAGCTAGAAACAGTGAATTTAACTATTCAGAAAACCCATCATTTATTTCGGGTTCTACTGGTGAAGTATTATTTAATTCATTTATTGATAACCCTAAAACCTATATTACCACAGTAGGACTTTACAACGATAATAACGAACTCTTAGCTGTAGCGAAGTTGTCAAGACCTTTACCAAAAGATTTTACAAAAGAGCTACTTGTGAGAGTTAAGCTAGACTTCTAAAATGAATGAGTGCGTTCAAACAATTTACAACGAAGGATGTTGCTATAACACCATTTGATGCTATTAAAGGATTTTCTTTTAGTGGTAATGAGATAACTGGTTCTACCGTTGGAATTGAAGTCTATCAGGGAATAAAACCAACATCATCAGTTTTTATATCCCAGTCTGAACAACCTACAGGATTAGTTTTTATACAAAATACTACGGGTATTTACTCTAGTATTAAACAATTATATTATTCAAACTATTTAACCTCAAGTTTAGGAGATACAGTTCCTACACGAAGTATTATAGCAGGTGCTACTCCTGAAGACCTTAGGTATGTAGGTGCTATTGAAGCTCCTAGATATGAAAATTATCTTCAATCAACTCTAACCCAATCAAGATATTTTCCAACAGGATCAGGGGATAAAATCTCCGTAGTTTCTGTACCTGCTAAATTATTTGGTGAAAATATTGTTCCTTATACATTTGAGGTAGAATATACTAACTCTTTAGGATTAGCTGCTAAAGTTATTGATGATGGGGAAGGTAATCTTAAAGTATTATCAACATCAGGTTCTATAGCTGCTTATGGGGCAGGAGCTTATGGAGCTGGAAGTTATGGGTCACTAACCGGTCTTAATTCTGGGAGTATTGTAGGTCAAGTATTTTATTCTCATGGTATAGCAACATTTACTACTAGTTCCCTTATTACAATGGGTGGTGAAGTAAGTGAATCTGTTGCTAATTTAGCTAATTTTACAGTTAATTTTTCATCCTCATTTAGATTATACGAACATCAATATAAGTGTGGTATTAGAAATAATGAATTTGATTTCTCTCTTAACCCAACTTTACTCTCAGGCAGTGCTGATGATGTTTATTATGATTTTGCAACAGGATCAGAATTTAATCCATATGTAACAACCATCGGCTTGTACGATGAAAATAATCAATTATTAGTAGTAGGAAAACTTTCATTTCCCGTACCAATTTCTAGGTATGTAGATACTACTTTAATTGTTAATTTCGACACTTAAAAAAACAATCATGAACTGGATTTATCAAAATGAAGAAATGAAGGGAGTCTCTGACTTTCCTGATGAAACTTATGGCTTTGTTTATAGAATAGTTCACAAACCAACTGGCAAAGCTTATATTGGAAAAAAAATACTCCAAAACACAACTAAAGTAAAATTAACCAAAAAAGAATTAGCTGAATATGAAGGTGTAGTAGGTAGAAGACCTGCTTACAAACTCGCAGTTAAAGAATCAAATTGGAAATCATATTGGGGCTCTAACAAATACCTAAAAGAATTATACGAGACCGAACCAAAAGAAAATTTTGAACGTCATATTATAATTTGTGCCCCTACAAAAAAGTTATTAACTTATTATGAAGTAAAATACCAAATGGTATACCAAGTACTAGAAAAACCAGATGAATTCTTTAATGATAACATTCTTGGAAAGTTTTTTACACGTGACTTTGATGTCTAAAAATGGTTTCGTATATTACCCTCTATGGTAAATGAACTACTTGTTAATCTAGTTGATTCTGTCTTAGGTGCAGGGAAAAGAACAGCGAGGGGCAATAAAGCTTATCACTGTCCTTACTGCAACCACCATAAACCTAAACTAGAAGTCAATTTCACCCAGCATAAAAAAGGATATAATCCTTGGCATTGTTGGGCTTGTGATAAAAAAGGTAGTCGTATATCTCAAATCTTTAAAAAAGTAGGAGCATCATCTGAAAAATTTGAAGAATTAACCAAACTTATAGGTTCAGAAGTTGAATACAAACAAGTAACTACTTCTACAGAACTAAAACTTCCCGAAGAATTTAAACCAATTATAGGTAGTCGTGATATTGTAGCACGTCATGCTTTTGCTTATCTTAAAAATAGAGGCATTACAAGAGATGATATTGAAAAATATAATATTGGTTATTGCGAATCAGGTCGATATGCTAAAATGGTTATTATTCCATCTTATGATGAAACAGGAAAATTAAACTATTTTACAGGTCGTTCATTTGAAAAGGATCCTTATGTAAAATATCGCAACCCAGAAACATCACGTGACATTGTACCATTTGAATTGTTTATAAACTGGAGTATACCGCTTATATTGTGCGAAGGACCATTTGATGCCATAGCCATTAAAAGAAATGCTATCCCGCTATTAGGCAAAAATATACAACAAAATTTAATGAAAAAAATCGTCACATCTGAAGTTGAAAAAATCTATATAGCTTTAGATACAGACGCCCAAAAGCAAGCCCTCAAGTTTGCTGAATATTTTATAAATCAAGGTAAGGAAGTCTATTTTATGGACTTAGATGGGAAAGACCCGAGTGAAATGGGATTTGAAAATTTCACAAAACTAATTCAAAAAACGTTTCCAATAGATCAATATGGTTTGATGGAAAGGAAGCTACAACTACTATGAGTAAGAGAAACATTAAAAAGTCTTACGATCGTATCTTAGAAATTTCTGAAGATGCCAAGCAAATTACAATGCCTGATTCGCGCTATTATAGACGAAATGGCGAATATTACCCCTCAGTAACTTATGTTTTAGGAACTTACCCTAAAGGTAAGTATTTTGAAGACTGGCTAAAAAAAGTAGGTTATTCATCTGAATATATTGTTAAAAAAGCAGGGGAAGAAGGTACACAAGTTCATGAAATGATTGAAGCGTATTTAAACGGGGAAGAATTAAACTTCTTAGGTCCTCATGGTCGCCCCTTATATCATCCAGATGTTTGGCAAATGTTTTTACGTTTTGTTGAATGGTGGGAAGAATACAATCCTATACTAATCGAAACTGAAGTACACCTATTTTCAGATGAACTTAAAGTAGCAGGTACTTGTGATATGGTTTGTGAGATTGATGGTGAACTTTGGATTATCGACTTTAAAACATCTAATAATCTACAAACAACATATGATTTACAGGCAGCTGTTTATGGTCAAATGTATAAAGAATGTTATGGTAAAGAAGCAAACCGCTATGGTATCCTTTGGTTAAAATCTAACAAACGTAAGGGTGCAAGTGGTAAAATGCAAGGTAAAGGATGGGAAATGTATGAGTCATCTCGTTCACAAGAAGAAAATCTTGATATTTTTAAAACAGTTAAAAAATTGTTTGATTTAGAAAACCCAACCCATAAACCTATTTTTACCCAATTTAAAACGCAAGTGAAACGAAAGTTGTGATATTTATATTAAAACACATTGATGATTTCACTGACACGACTTTTAAAGGAAGTTCAAGGTAACCCAAAAGCTATAATCCTTGCTGGCGCCCCTGGTGCTGGTAAGGGTTCTATCTTGGGGGATTTAGATTTATCGGGGTTAAAAATATTCAATTTAGATGATACTATTTTAGCTTTAGCAAAAGCCGAAAAATTTTCACTAAATCAAAAAGATACAGATGCTGAAAACAGAAGTGCTTTTATGAAGGCAATGGCTGCAGCAACTAAAAAACTTAAAGGAGAACAAATCCCTACAGCAATCGCTAATAAAGATTCATTTATCTTAGATGGCACGGCTGCATCAGCTAAACAAACTCAATTATTAGTTGACCAATTAAAGGAAGCTGGCTATGATATAATGATGTTATATGTTTATACGCATCTTGAAACGTCTCTAAAACGCAACGAACGTAGGTTCGAGAAGAGTGGTGGTGAAGATAGAAGTTTAATGCCAAGCGCTGTATACAGAACTTGGATTGATGTAGCTAAAAATTTTGAAACTTACCAACAAATGTTTGGTAATAATTTTGTATCTGTTTCAAACTTAGGTAAAGATGAAACAATGAAAGATGTAGAAAAAATTCTAAAAACCTACATCGATCCATTTAAACCAACAGATGCTAAACCTAAAACTGATAAGGAAATAGCTAGATCTAAAAAACAATCTGAAGAATTAAATAAAGAAATCCAAGATTTCTTAAATTCAGATAAAGTCCAAAATATTATTGATAATTCAGTGTCTAAAGAAGAGGCACAATCAAAGATAACATCATTTGTAAATGGCTAAAACAATCGCAGCATACGGAGGTGGATTCAAACCACCCACAGCAGGTCATTTTGAAGTAGTAAAACGTGCTTTAGAACAATTCCCTGAAATAGAGGAACTTACAATTTATGTAGGTGGTGGTGAACGTGATGGTATTACTCAAGCTGAAGCTGTTTTAATTTGGGAAATTTATCAATCATACCTTCCAATGAAGGTTAAAATTGAACCCTCAAAAGCCCCTATTGGGGATATTATCCGTTTAGGTAAAAATAATCCACAAGACAAAGTTTACTTTGTAATTGGAGCTCGTGAAAAAAATGAAGGGGATCTAAAAGATATTGAATCACGTACTAAGGGGGTTGAAGAAAAATACCCTAATATGGAGATTAAAATTATTCAAACACCTGGAGGAGGTATGAGTGGTACTAATGCTCGTAAAGCCGCTAAAGTATCTGCTGAAGAATTTTACAAATACCTACCCTCAGAATTAACAGATGAAGAAAAACAAGAGGTTTACGATATTGTAAAACCTATGGTAAATGAAGCACTTTTACCTTCTGCTTCTGATATTAAAGCTAAATTTAAAGATTTAATATCTGCTGTAAAACAACAAGGTGGAGATGCTAAAAAAGCACTTGTTATGTTAGTTAAAGCCGCTAAAGGTGAAATTGATCTAACAGATGATGATAAAGCATTTATTAAGTTGCAATTAAAAGATGCTCTTAAAGCTGTTTTAGGAACAGCTATATTTGCTCTCCCAGCAGGTTCATTAGTATTGCTCTTGCTTAAAGCTATTAAACTACATGGGTTAGTAATCCCAACCGCATTCCTAAATGAAAGATTAGAGCCATATAAGTTTAAGGTATTATTTTTAGAAAATGAAGATAATACTACAAGATATACTTTTACAACAAACCAGGGTACCGAATATTTAGTAGATTTAGTTAGAAAACCTAAAACTGAAGTAAAAATTGAATATGGTGCTATTAAAGAAGGTCAAAAATCTTGGGTTAAACCTACTAACGAAGGTGAACCCCTTAAAGTTATCTCTACCGTAACTGAAATTATTAAAGAGTATTATGTAAGTAATCCTAATCTTGAAGTTGTAAAATGGAAAGCAACTAAGGGTAAAAATAATACTAAAGTTGATAGTCAAAGAGACAAACTAAACATTAAATTCTTCCAGAGAGAAATGCCTGGGATTAAAGTAGTTCATGAAGGTCAAGAAACAAGAATTATCTTACCTAAATTAAATGAAAATGCTACTTATTCTAAAGACATTGACATTATAGAAAAATGTGCTGCCTTAACAAACCACATGCGTGAAAAAGGATACAAGATTGATCCTTTACCTTCGATTGAATTTGTTAACGGTGATACTGAAAATGCTAGAGATTTCTTTGGTAAAACAGCATATTACGATCCAAACGAACAAAAAATTGTTTTATATACTGAAGGTCGTCATCCTAAAGATATTGTTCGTTCATTTGCTCACGAGATGATTCATCATGTGCAAAATCTTGAGGATCGTTTAGGTAATATTACAACAACAGATACAACTGAAGATTCTAATTTAGAGGATATCGAAAAAGAAGCATATCTAAATGGTAACATCTCATTCAGAAACTGGACTGATAGTCTACAGGAAAAGAAAAAGAAAGATCCATTTGGTTTAAATCAATATGCTCGTGAATTAGCTCAGGGTTTAGAAGAATCATTAAATGAAGGTCGTTACGATAGTATTTCAAGACAATTAGCTTCAATTGCTCTTAATTCTTGGAAAAGCGATTTCAAAGATGGAGCAAGCTATGGATATTTTGTGGGTGAAATTACTCCTGAAGAATATCCAACGGATTTAACATTTACATTTAAAGCATTAGGTCGATTTGTAGATGGTCCTTACAAGCACAACGGTTATTCAAGATCAGATGGTGAAGTAGGAGTTAAATATGAAATTCCAAAAGATTCTATCCCTCAAATTTGGGAAGAAGTTTATATGGATTTAATTTCTACTATTCGACATGAAATTGAACATCAAACCCAAGGTGGTAAAAATGTTAAACCTGGTAAAGGAATGGCTTCTGACCAAGAATTAAGAAAATTAATTCAAAAAGGAGGAAGTGATTTAGTAGCATATGTTACTCTACCTAAAGAAATCGAATCAAACGTTCAAGGTTTATATCTTAAAGCTAAAAAGTGGAGACGTCCTTATGACGAGATAGCTGATGAATATATTAAGGATTTCCTTAAAATCACCAACCCAGCTGATGTAAACTATGTTAAAAATAAATGGCAAGAAGTAGCTAAAAAACGTAATCTACCTAGTTTATTAAATGAAGGTCGTTACGATGCTTTTGTAAATAAATTGTCTCGAATCGTATTTGAAATGTTTAAAGACATTCACGATAGAGGAGATAAAGAAGGTGAATTTGAATTTAGAGTAGACCACCCAGATGAAGAACACGATATCCCATCTGAAGATTTTTACTTTGATCTAGCAGGTACAGTTAAAATTACTGATGATGAATACATGGTAGATGGGGGGGCAAATGCTGGATTTGATGATGAAGGAGAAGAAATTACTCCAATGCTCGCAGTTAAATTTAAAATCCCTAAAAACCCAGATTGGCAAAAAGTATCTTTTGATATTAAAGATGTTGTAAGACACGAGCTTGAACATTTAACCCAAGATGGAGAAAACGTTAAAGGTGTTGTAATAGATCCTAAAGATCCAAGATTAAATAGACCTGGTAAGCAAATGGATGATGATCAAACAATTAGAGATTTAATTGATCTTGATTTATTGCCTAAAGCAGATTACTTTAGATTACCTAAAGAAATAGATGCTATGCTTCAAGGTCTGTATTATAAAGCTAAAAAATCTAGAACTCCATTTAAAGATGTAATTAATAATTATCTTGATACTCAACCCATTAATGATGAGGAAAGAGAAAATATATTAAAAGTTTGGAGAAGCAGAAATAAGGCCTTATCTTTACCATTATTCGAAGAACTAGAAGAAATGGAATACGAGATTTACTCCGATATGGACGGGGTTATTACTGATTTTGATGCTCAATTTATGAAAGCTTCTGATGGCATTCGTCCTTCAGAATATGAGCGCAATATGGGTAAAGATGGATTTTGGGAATTAGTAGATGGTAAAGGTGTAGGTTTCTGGGTAGGGATGCCTTGGATGCCTGATGGTAAACAATATTGGGATTATATTAAAGAATACAATCCTATTTTATTATCATCACCCTCAAGATCAAATACTTCACGTTTAGGAAAACGTTTATGGGTTAGAAACCAACTACCAGGAACTAAATTAATTTTGGCTCAAGCTAAAGATAAACAAAACTATGCTCGTAAAAATCGTATCTTAATTGATGATCGTCCTTCAAATATTGATGAATGGCGCTCACAAGGCGGTATTGGGATTTTACATACCTCAGCATCAAACACTATTAGACAGTTAAAAGAATTAGGATTATGAGCCATTTAAAAACATTAGCAGGAGGATACAAAGAAAATTCTCCTAGAGTTCGTAGTGAACATTCAAAAAAACCTTTTGTAGATACTAGTATTAAAATGATTAATGCTCAAGAGCTAGCTAACAATATTAAATTATGGGCTAGTGAGGGTAGGTTATCTTCTGAAGACATCCAATTAATTATATCTGAATTACAAAAATTATAATGAGTGATAATGTTTTAAAAAAAGAGTTTTCTAAACAAGATGTTACCCGTTTACGAAATCTAGTACAAGGTAAATATGGAGATAAAACTCAACAAAGTGTAGGTTATACTAAATCTCAAGAATTTCATTCTGAAGGAGATGTTTGGGAAGAAGATGGTCGTAAATGGACTATTAAAAATGGTATCAAACAAAACATTACAAAGTTAGATAAAGCAAAAAAGGCACACGTAATGCCTATTTTTTGTCCTAATTGTAAAAATGTAATGAAAAAACGTTTTGATAAGGATTATTATAATATCCATAAAAAATGTTTTGATTGTGTAATCGAGTTTGAACACGATTTACGCAAAGCAGGTTTATACGAAGAATACGAAAAAAATATCCGCAATGCTGATATTGATGGGTTTATCAAAGATTTTAAAGCATACGTTGAAGATGAATTAACCCAAAATAACTCATCATTTGTTACTGAAGCTGGAGATGTTGAAAAGTGGGTTGGTGGTCTGAATGAAAAACGTGTATTAGAGGCATTAGACAAAACTATAGAACATCTCGAGAAAATGAAAAAGTAACAGATTTTCGTATATTTATAAATAAAATCTACAATGTCTGACTTTAATATTCATGCTTGGAAAAAAAATCAATATCTTGCTGAAGCAGGACTTGGTAGCTCTCAGGCACAATCCTTAGCTAATCTTATTAATGATGCTATTATGCAAGTAGATGAGTCTCTATCTTATAGAGACTTTGCTATTGCTGTTGGTATCGTACTTAAAGAAGAGTATGGCTCTCATAACTTTGGAAAGTTTATGGAAGTATTACATGCTGAATTAGGTATAGAAGAATCTATAAACGAAGAACAAGCTTACGATACATACAAAGTACACGTTGTTACTTCTGATCCTTACGAAGGTGGTCCTGATGAGTGGTTTGATCATGAAGTAAAGGTAGATTCTTCTTTAACTGGTGACGATATTAAAGCAAGTATCAAAGATACTATCTATGATATGGGTTATAGACATTTGTACAAACTCAATTACGAGAAAGCATAATGGAAGATATTAAAAAAATACAAGAATTCTTCTCTAAACCTTTAGAAGAAAATTCCTTTAAAAAAGGTGATAAAGTAACCTATTTGGGAAACCCAGCCGAAATCACTTTCGTAGGCAAAGACCAAATGGATAGAACATATTATAGTGTATCCTACGATAAAGGTAATGGTAAAACTAAAGCATCAAACCTTTATAACAAAGGTGGTGAAATTAAACCTTTAAACGAGGGAAGCGAAAATATAGATGTTGAAGACTTTGCTAAAGTAGTTCAAGCAATCAGCCAAACAAACCACCCCGTAACTGTATTGTTAACTCCAATTTTTGGAAAAAATGAAATCGAAATCATTGTAGGTAATGATGCACCCGATCCTATTGTTGATGATATGTTTAATATAATAGCTGACTTAGGATACAAACGTGGGGAGTATAGTATAGTAGGTGATACATCTAGTTTATCAAGAAGAGAATATTCCCAAATTCGTAGAATAAATGGTGGTCATAAAGATTACCAACGCTGGGAAGAATCGGTAAACGAAATGGATATCAATGACCCAGTCTTAATGAAAATGAGAGCTGCTAAAGATAAATTAGCTAAAAAAGGAACAGATAATACTAGTGGTGATCCTAACGACCGTTTCTTTAAGAAGAATATGGATAGACTAAAAAAGTTAGATGCTTTAAAGAAAAAACGCGCTCAAATTATGCGCGATATGGAACAAGAAGCTGAACCCGAAGGTGGCCCAATCGCAGACAAGTATGGTGATATGCTTAACAAAATTGATAAAGCAATTGATCTACTTTCACCCCAGAAAAAAGGGGATGAATATATGTCTAAGGATGAAATTGAAAGACGAGCAGCAATGATTCAAGATCCTTACGCTAATTATATATCACAAGTAAATGCTATGTTTGGTTTAGAAGAAAACAAACCGGTAGCAAACCCCAACAAACACATTAAAGGAATCCAAATTCAATTAGATCAATTAGGTATTAAATATGAAATGGATCCTAAAAATAAAGTCCAACCATTCAAAGTAATTTACAAACCAGTAAATAAAGATGATGACTTTTATGATAAATTTGATGATATTGTATTCAGATACAATCTTAAAGGTGTTGTAAAAACATCAATGAGTGAAGCTTCTAAAGAAGAAGAAACTGAATTTCATAAAAAATTAGATAAATTAGTTCATAGCACTTTCGGTAAAAGAAAAGACGAACTAGAAGAAGGCGCTGTTGAAATAATGGATGCTTATAATCGTATTTTAGATTTACTTAAAAAAGAATCTCGTGCTTTAAATGATGACGATTCATATGCTTTAGGTTTAAAATTAAGAGCATGGTTTGAAAAGAATATTATAAACGAAGATTCTAAAGGTGCTTTAAATTATTTTAACGATTTAAAATATTATTATCAAAAAGCATTTAGATATCTAGATGTTAAAGAAAGAGAAGAATATAAACAATTAGCTAAAGATTTCTTTTCTAACTTACAAATTGACGATAAAGTTAGAGCTGTTGGTTTAGAAGAAAATGATCAATTAACCGAAGCTTACGTTCCTCAAAACATCAAAGAATTTGCTAAAAGAAAAGGTGTTTCACGTTTAGTAAACACTGTAGCAGGTTGGGCTGAAAAAGTAGGCGCTCGTATTACTGGTGGAACTGCTATTGGTAAATACTATAATACTCTTATTTTAGATTTAGGTTATCAAACCGGTGACATTCGTATCGATTGTGATGAAGAAACAGTTGAATTATATTACGAACCAGTAAACAGCTTTGCTGAATTTAAAAACGTGTTTATGGAAGAAGAAAGCCGTAAACAAGCTGAACACGATGAAGAAACTTTACGTCGTGAACAAGGTTTAGAAGAAGGTGCTTCAACTGAAGAGAAAAAAATTGCTCAACAAGCAGTTAATAGAATTGCCAAATACAGAGGCGTAGGTAAAGATGAAGCCAAAAATGATTTAATTAGAGCAGCTAAAGAATTAGCCGAAACAATTAAATTAGGTGAAGGCGTTATCTACGAAGAACTTTGTGAAAAAGGCAAACGCTACATTAAAGCAAGACAAGCTGCTGGTGAAAAATCATCTGCTTACCTCTCAGGTCGTGCTGTTAGAGTATGTAAAGGTCAAATCGAATGGCCTAAAAAAGGAAAAAAATAATGACAAACGAGCGCCTGCAAGAAATTATTCAAGAGTCATTGCGCGACTGGTTCAAAAAAGAGGACTGGGTGCGCATTGATACTCAAGGTAATATTACTGGCCCTTGTGGTACTATGAAAAAAGGTGATGCAACTACTCGTTGTCTACCAAAAAAGAAAGCTCAATCACTAACTAAAGCGGAAAGAGCTAAAACATCTCGTAAAAAAGCAGCAGCATCTCGTAAAGGTAAACAATTTGTTTCCAATACAGATAAAGCAAAGTATAAAAAAGGAACATACCATAACAAGAAATAAAATGGGTACATTTGATTATAAATCATATATTGCTAATAATCCTCTTTTAAAAGAATTTGAGGACAATGGAGCTGAAGAAAAAGCATTTGATGCTGAATTAATGGCTACCGCTAATGGTATTGCTGCTACTTTAGGTAAAGAACTTAAAGCTAAAAAAGGAGATAAAGACCAATTAGACGAAGTTCTTGGTTCAGTTATTGCCGGTATTTTAACAGCTAATACATTAGTCAATTTTATCTCTAAAATGGCTGCTAAACTATTTAAAAAATTAAACTTTAAAAAAGGTGAAGATATCGCTGAAAAAATTCATCATTGGGCTCACGATAACGAAACCGCCTTCCAAGCTCCAATCAAACGTGTTTTAGCTTTCTTTATTAAAGATGAAAAAAAATTAGATATGGTTACTAAAGCATCCTATGCCATTGTGGTTGGTTTAATGGCAGCTGGTTACGGAGCAGAAGCAGTAGAGGGTTTATCTAAAGCCGATTGGTTTAAAGGAACTTTATCTTCATTAAAAGCTGTTGCTAAGAGCGATGAAGCATTAGTTAACGCTTATCCAGCAATTAAAACCCTTATGGTATAAGGTAAAATTTTTGATATATTTATAATAAAAATCTTATATAATGGACAACTTCGATTTTAAAAAATACTTAGCTGAAAACAGATTACATGAAAACATGTTTGACGTTGCTACAACAGAGAAAATTGCTCAAGCTGTAGCAGACGCGTTTACAGCTGACGATGAACTAGACCTAAAATATACAGTCCACCCAGGAACAGAAGAAAGTTCATTCGATCTTGATGTTGAGGCTGGTCCTAACACCCCAGGTGAAGATTGGAAAGATAAAAATGGATTTAGTATCGATAACTACCTTGGCGAATTTGCAGGTGGTTCTTTTTACATCAAAGACGGAGTAGTATACAATGCTGCTAGCAGAAATGCTCCCGTTGCTAATGTATCACCAGAAGGTGAAGTTGAAATGATTTCAGCTGAAGAATCAAGAGCTGCCATTGATTCACAAGATGATATCCCAGCAATTGATAGAATGTATAACTCTGATGCTTGGGTGCAAGCTCAAAGAGATGCAATGGAAGAATCTAAAGAAGAAAAAAAATCAAATAAAATGAAAAAATCCGAATTAAAGGAAATGATCCGCACTGCATTCCTTAACGAAACAGAAGAAAAAGTTGAAGAAGGCACTTGGGCAGTATTGCCTGCTCGTATTCCTGAATTTATTCAAGCTGTAGAAGATCTTAAAGATGAATATCATGGTGTAGTAGGTAGTGATGATGTGTTTGATGGTTTAGACGCTGCTATTAGCGCTGCTGAAGAATTATTAATGAACACAGCTGAAATTAAAGAAGCTGAAGAAGATGAAGAAGAAGTAACTGTAGATGACACTGAAGAAATCGATGTTGATACAGATGCTGAAACTGCAGATGCAGGTGAAGTAGATGTTGAAGCCGATGCTGAAGTTGAAATGACAGGCGATAAAAAAGAAGTTCAAGACAACTTACAAGCTGCTCTTGAAGCTGCTAAAGCATTAGGTGACCAAAAATTAGTAGACCAAATCGGTAACTCAATTACATTCTTTACTCGTACACACGTTGTAGGTAAATCTGAAGTAGCTGAAGCTGATGTAGATGTTGAAGTAGATTCACCTGTTGAAGATGCTGAAGTAGGAATGAAATTAGATGAATCAATCAACCGCATGAAAAAACTTGCAGGTTTAATTAAATAAAAACTATGAACACACAAGAATTAAAAGAAAAATTAGACGCATTGTACGAAACATTCTCAATGGAACACGAAGGTAAATCTAAAGCAGCTCATGGTAGAGCTCGCAAAGCGTTAGGTGAAATGAAAAAACTCGTAACCGAATATCGTAAAGCATCAGTTGCTGAAGATAAAAAATAAAATATGCTTAACGAACGCAAACTTACCAAAGCTGAACTCAATAAAAGAGAAGATATCGTAAAAGATATGAAAAAAAACAAGCGTGCTTTAGTTAAAAAGTACGGTAAGGATGCTGAACAAGTAATGTATGGTCGCGCCACGAATATAGCAAAAAAACAAGCCGAAAGTATGAATCAAGACAAACTTAGAGAAATAATCAAAGATGCTTTAATGGGTCCTATGGTTGACCCTGAAGCAGGTGAAGACCAATATAAAGATGAGCAAGACCTTGCTACCGTATCTCATGCTTTAGACCAATTAGAAGCTAAATTAAAAGCTCACGATTGGTTTTACATGATGTCGGATGACCATAGAGCATACACTAATGGAAGACACGAACAAAGTGAAATTAGATCCATTATGAATGATCTTGAAGGCCTTGGATACGGTAAAGACGCTAAAGAATTATACAATCAATATGCTCCTTTCTCTGAAGGAGGTCCTGATTTTAGAATGAAAGAAGCTAAAGGTAAAGATATGGACAAAGATGGAGACATCGATTCAGATGATTACCTAGCTGCTCGCGATAAAGCAATTAAAAAAGCAAAAGGCGAAATCAAAGAAGATTGGGGCAGTTCAGATCAATCAATCATGAACCAATCCATTCATAGAGATTTAGGTAACCCAACAGAATTCCCTGGTCTATCTCAAATTATGGATGCTGCTGAATCTGCAGTTGACTTTTATTGGGACGATTGGGATGAATATCAAACAGATAGAGAGGGTTTGATCATGTCTGCAGCTCAAAGATACGCTAGACAATACCACCCAGAATTTATGGCTAATGCTGCTAGAATGATGGAACCAATTGATGAAATGGACATCAATGGCCCAATAAGAGAAATAAGCGGAGATAAAGTAGAAGCCCTAATGGAGCTAAGAAATATCTTAGATGAACTTCAAGTATTAGGAGATCAAGCCAGAGATATTATCGCACAAAACTTCCCATCTTACCTTAGTAAAGGAGAAGCATATGGTGCTTTTGATTTAGGTTCAAGCACAAACAG